AGAAGCGCATTCCGAAGGTTTGCATTTCTGCGTTTTCTCCGGATCAATGCCCAGCAAGCACTTCAAAGGCGGCTTTTCCTGTCTGTTATTCATTCTTCACCCGCTTTCCGCACGAAGGGCAATAATTGAGCGGGTAGCCCTTGCCGTCCTTCATGTAATCCGTTGTCCGTCCGCATTTACGCCCGTTTACTACTGCGTAGGAAACAAGCGCGGCGGATAAAGCCATTCCGAACCCTGCGGGCTTGCTATGGTGTTCTTCAATGAACCGTTGAAGCGCGATCGCTTCGCAAAACGGACATTTCTTTTTGTCGCTCATTCCTTCACCCGCTCCCCGTTATAGATAACTACCATTGAAGGGAAGGGCGCGGGATCGGCGGCGTTCCCGTCGTCGTCCGTGAACCGTAGCCGCCCGCGCACGAAGCGGATTTCCGCTTTCCCGTAAATGTAATCGTGAAAATATGCTGTGTCTGTCCGCGCTGGGATAAGTAAAACAATCGGATACCCCCCCCGCGCTTCCTCGAAAGCCTTTTGAACCCACTTGCCGATCTCGCGTCCGTAAGGCGGATTGCAGAATACCGCGCCGCCGCGATCCCAGCTTTGTGAAAGCCCGTCCGTTTCCGGCGTGTAATACAAAGAGCATTTCGCCGTCTTGTCGGTCGCCGCCGGATCAAGCACGAAGCCGAATTCGGCGTTCAGCTTGTCGAAGAAGTCTTGCGGCGTACACCAGCACATATTTTTAGAGGATAGAAGCGCCTTGTTCATCGTGCGCCACCTCCTTTTCGTCGGAAAAGACGCGGACAACCGCCGCCACCTGCTCAAAGTCCAAATAAACGGGCTGGTTCTCCGTGATCCCTTCGATGTTGTAGCCCGTTACCTGTTGAAAGCCGTTTCGCGTAAGTGTGAATTTGTCGCACTTGATAGAGAATTCAACGCCGCTTTTCAGAATAACGCGTACCGTCATTTTAGGCATTGTCCGCCACCTCGCTTCCTTCTACAATCTCGCCCGTGTTCGGATCAACATTCAAGGCGAATTGTTCCGGCTCTGTCGCCGTGAAATGGTCGCGGGCTTCGCGCTCTCTGCGTTCCTTCTCGGAAAGTGCGAATTCGCATTCCCGCGTTAAGGCTTGCAAGCTCTCCACGAACTGCTGATTGATAACGTCATAGGGCATAATCACCGCTTGAAGCAGGAAGCCCGCCTTCGCTACAATGTAGGGCGCGCCGTCCGTCGTGCGGCGTTCGTAAAGCTCCAGCACGTCCAGCACGTCAGCAACGGGCGCAAGATAGCGGCTTTCGATGAATACCAGCCCGCGCGTTGTGTGGATCGGCTTCAAGGTTCGTCCGGAATAGATGATTGATATTCCTTCCCGCTCGACTTGTCTTTCCGTCGCGTCGGTATCCTCGAAGCTGATACCCGCCGGAATGCCCAGCGTTTTCACGAAATAATTATCGCGGTCTTTCTCCGGAACGTCGAAGATCGTTAAAAGGCTTTCCGCGTCAAGCGGCGGAAGCCCGATAACCGGATAAACCGCCGATCCGTCGCCGATGTACTGCGTTAATATGTCGCCGTCGTCGCTGTACCGCTCGAAGATTGCAATATTCTTGTTCTTCTTGCAGATAGCGGCGATACTTTTAATCTTCATCTTCGCACCCCCACTTGATAGCCTGTCCGCATTGCCCGCAAAAAGCGTTTTCGTTTTCGTCTGCGTTGTGCAGATATTCACCGCTTCCGCAATTCGGGCAAGCCAGAACGCCTTTGTCCCCGTCCGGATACGGTGAAGCGGGAATGTTGAGCGCGTCCGCGTCGTGCCGTTCCGCATTGTCCGAAATGTCAACGCGTGGAACGCGGATCGCCAGCGCGATTTGGCAACCGCAAATCGGGCAATCAGCCGCCGAAAAGCGCGTCGGCGCTTTCGTCAGCATATCCGCCATAGAACGCGGTTCTTCCGCCGTGTAGATGTTTTCCCGCTCCGGTGTGAAGCGATAGCCGCAAACGCGGCATTCTGTCTTTTTCTTGCTGAACATAATTGAATAGCTCCTTTCGTGTGATTTAATATTTACCGTAGACGCGGACGGCGGTTTTCCCGCCATGCGTCGCCGCCGATACGATAGCCGAAGGCATAAAGGAAACGCGCAAGAATTCCCGCGCGGCGCGCTTTGCAAGCCGCCATGTAATCAACTTCGCGTTCGGCTCTTCCGCCGCCGTGTCGTCGATCGGATATTCGCAAATAAGCACGGTGTTTCCGAACGGGCGACGCGCCGGACGCTCCTTCATAAACTCTTTGTTGCCTTCCTTGCACTTGATAATTTCAAGCGCCTTCGGGAACTGCCAGCCGCTTTTGTTGTCCTTCATGTGTGCCGCTCCTTTCAATCTGTGTACGGGCTTTCAAGCGTCCAGCCGAAGCAATCCGTACTTTTCCATTCCGTTGTGAAGTGATTGCGCCGCCCGTCGCCCGTGAAGAAGCAGTATTCCGCCGGAAGCACCCGCCCGACGTTTTCTTCGCCGTCCCGCTCCGCGCGGTATCGCGTCAGCACGTCCGCCGCAAGAAGGGCGAATTCCTCTTTCACGGGATATTCGGGGTCGTAGCCGCTGAACTGATAGGGCGCTTCGATAACCTCCAGCACCGTGTCGGGGAAGCGCGGATCGTCAACGCGGTTCAGAACGCACCATACAACCGCCGCTTGCTCCGTCGTAGAAGGAACGATCCCCGCTTCGCCGTAGATCAGCTTTGCAAGGGCTTCAACCTCCGCCGCGTTCGGCACATATCCCGCCACCGTCCCGCTCGAAGGAAGAAGAACGGCGGTCGGCTGGTGTACCTCTTCAAGCGTTCCGGTGGTCGTATCCTTCGGCTTGTCCGCCGCACCGCTCCCGCTCCACGGCATAAGCGCCGCAAGAAGGGCGGCGACGGTCAGCAACGCAACCGTAAGGGCGACGCGACGGCGAAGCATTGCCCGCCGCCGTCGTTGTGCCTGTATCCGCCGGGGCTTGTGTGCGCTGGCTGTCTGCTCGACTATGTAACCGCAAGGCACTTCGCAAATAAACTTCCCGTCCGCGTCTTGCAGTACGGCAAGCGCCCCGCGCGCCCGATCCGCCGTCATTGTTCCACCTCCGCCGCCGGAAGGGAAAGCCACCATTCCGGATTGTTCCGGAACTGCTCATTCGCGCAAGCGTCGCAATTCTCCGCCGTGCAGGAAGAGCAATAACGCTTCTGAAAAGCCGCGTCCCACGGCGCTTCAATGCAAGGAAGGGAACGAAGGAAGCCCGCCAGCGTGGGCTTGTCCTTCGTGATAGCGTCAAATACCGAAGTGAACTGCCGAACGTTCAAAACTTCGTCGCCGATAATGCACCCGTTCGCGATCCGCTCTTTGATGAACTCGACGCACGGCATTTCCTCCGAAACTCGAAGATCATTGAACCGCGCTTCCGCTTCTGCGAAGCTGTCGAAGGTAACGGCGTTTGCGACGGACGCTTCGCCGTCGTATTCCCATAAACGGATTTTGTATCGTGTTGTACTCATTCCGAATAGCTCCTTTCCCGCGTTACTCTTCAATGCCGATGTAAAGCACGTTTTCATCGGCGCGAAGCTCCGTGATCTTGCAATATGCGTATTTGTTCATTTCGTCGTGCGCGAAGTGCTTATACAAGCCCCTGTAAATGTCCCGCTTCTGATAGCCGCATTCCCGAACGTAGATATACACGTTCGTAAATCCGCTAATTACGTAGCCGATCGTTTGAAGTGCCACGTTGTTTGCGATCCTCTTCATTTTCATATTGAATAGCTCCTTTCGTATTTCAGCAATTCGCGCCGCGTCGGTTTCCTCTGCGTCGGAAATTCTCTTGCACCGTCGCTTGTGCAAGATCGGCGCTGTACTTCGGGCGGGCGTAGCCGTCAAACTCTCCCGTATAGCCACGCTTCAACTCTTCGTAGATAGCGGCGGCGCTCCTTTTCAGACGGGCGGCAATGTCAACAACGCGTTCACCCTCTGCATACATTCTTTCGATCTCGCGGCGCTGTTCCAGCGTCAAATAACTGTATCCGTTCAATGTTTTAACCTCCTTCCGCCTGCCTTCGGATAAAAAAATAATGCAGGAAAAACCGTAACGGTTTCTTCTGCATTTAATGATACTCTCAACAAACGCAAAAGTCAAGAGTAAAAGCAGAAAAAACTAAAATATTTTTTCAGAAGGCTTCAAGCGGCTTCGGCGACGTATCTTTCAAAGAGCGATCCGGACGTTTCAAAGCCTAAAATCTCGCGCGGGTAATTGTTGATCCACGTTTCGACGCGCTGAATATATGCGGCGGTTACTTTCCGGAAGTCTGTTCCTTTCGGCAAGAACCGCCGTATCATTTTGTTTATGTTCTCGTTCGTGCCGCGTTCGTATGCACTGTACGGGTGGCAATAGTAAACCTTCGTGCGCTTCCGGTCTTTTCCGTAGATGGATTTTTCAATTCCGGCGCAATCCATAAATTCCGATCCGTTGTCAAACGTAATGCTTTTGAATATCTGTGAAAACTTCTTCCCGAAGCGGCGTTCTAATTTGTTCAGCGCCGCCACGACGCTGGCGGCGGTCTGATCCGGCATTTTGATAATAATTTCGTTCCGCGTCAAGCGCTCCGAAAGAACGAACAAGGTTTCCTTCGTCCGCTTCTTCCCGCATACGCAATCGCCTTCCCAATGTCCGAAGGTCTGCCGATCGTTGATTTCCTGCGGGCGTTCTTCTATGCTTTCGCCTTGCGGCGCGCGGGCGGCTTTCTTCCGCTCCACTTTGTCATACTTCCGCTTTCGCTCTCCGCGTTCCGGCAAGCTCTCGCGGCTGATCCCGTAGAATATGCCTTTGTCGATGTAATTATAGATCGTCTTTTCGCTGATCTCCGTTTTGAAGGTCAGCCCCAGCCGTCTGATTTCTCCGACGACGGCGGCGGGGGAATAGCCTTCTTCGCCGATCTTCTTTTCGATGAAGGCGGATAATTCGTAATCGTTGCCGATCTTCAATTCGCCGCCTTTGGCTTTTAGGTTCTCTTCATAGCGCTGTTGCGCGATCTCCGGCGAATAGCGTTCTTCGGTCGTCAAGTCGGAATTCAAATGCGTATAGCGTCCGCGCTTCAACTCCCTGTATATCGTTGTATTGTGGACGTGCAGACGGTCAGCAATCGCGCAAGGCTTCAAGCCCTCTTTCAAGCCTTTTTCGATTTTTAGGCGGTCTGTCCATGTTAAGTGTTTGTGCATTCTTCCTTCCTCCAGCTTCCGAATATGACAAAAGGGCGGCATTTCTGCCGCCCCTGCCGATAGTTACTTATCCCGCGCCGCTTCGCAATACGCCGCAATAAACTTCTTGATTTCCGTTGTCGGCGTTGTCCCGTTGTCCGCGCAAGCCTTTTTGAATTCCTCCAGCACTTCCGGACGAAGATCAAGCGGGAAGCGGGCGTAATGCGTCCGAATGTGTTTCTTTTGCGCTGAATAGTCCTTTTCGTTCATTTTGTTACTTCCTCCGCTTCAAGGATAAGACGATAGCAACGATCGACAAAGCAATGCTAATCGCCACAAGAATATAAATCGCTGTATCCATGCTCCATTGACGTTAAGCGTTTTTTGTGTTATACTTATCAAGGCAAGGGGGATTTCTCCCCCTGCCCGTTACCTTGTCAGCTTTTCTATCAGAAGAAGAATTGCAATTACAAGGTTTACGATCGCGGTAATAAGATTGATTGTGCTTGCTGGCTGGTCTTTCTTATTGCCGCTTTTCTTTTGCTTTTTCTTGCTCAACGTCTTAACCTCCTTTCTGTCTATTATTATACTATATACGTGCGTATATGTCAATAGCTTTTGCGAAAAAAGCAGAAAAAAATAAGCGGCGACGGGATCACCCCGCCGCCGTCATTCGTCTATGCCTAAAAGCCATTGCACCGAAACGCCCAGCACTTCCGCAAATATCTTCAATTCAAAGTCGGATACGAAGCGCGTACCGATTTCAATTCGGCTTATGCTGTCCCGCTCCATGTTGATCCCTTTCAACTGTATTTGTGCGGCTAAATCCTCTTGACGTAGCCGCCGGACGACGCGCGCTTCGCGCAATCGGTCGCCGCAAATGTTCTTCTTGCCGTTGTAATCATATATCTTCATTGCCGCCGCGATCCCTCTTCGTTCTGATTATTTGCAAACGGTGTGTAAATATTCCGCTTTATTCTTGATTTTAGCGTATGACGGGCGTATAATTGTGTTAAAGGTCAGAATAGGCGAATTCTGCCTTGAAAATTTACATTTAAGAAGGGGGATTTGCTCTAATGTTCGTCAGCTTTGCAAAGACATTGAAGAAGATGTCCGGTTTCCGGCTGGGCTTCGGTGTGCGCGTGAATAAGCGAAACGCGCCGTTGTGGTGCTTCGCTATGCTCTTCGCCGGAATGTTCTATTTGATGTGGTATATGATTATCGGCGCGGGCTGGTGTCTGTACTTCTTCTTGTGGGCGTTTTACAAGATTTATTACTATCTATTCAAGGGAATTGCGGTCGGCTGTAAGAAGCTGTATCAACTCATTAAAGGGAAAACCGCCGCGCCGTCGGAAGCGTCGGTCGAACCGCCGAAGGAATGAACCAAACAAAAAAATCCCCCGTGCAAGGCTCGAAAGCCCGCACGGGGGATTATTCTTTATGCGGCGGAAGGCTGAAAGGGGAAGCGCGATCCGCCGCGTGGTCAATTACTCTTTGTTGCTGTCGGTATCCGCCGGAATGCCGGAAATGGTGAAGTAGTCCGGAAGATTAAAGACGGCGGCTTCGATCAGTTTATCCAACGTTTCCGCGTCGATCTTGAAGCCCTTGCTATTCAGAAATTCAACAACGTATGCTTTCTTCTCTGCGCCCCTGCCGCTTCCGGTGTAAAGCTGTTCGGCGGCTTCGACGGCAACCGTTACCCACATTTTGATTTTCTCAAACTGTGCGGCGGTCGTCTTGCTTCTGATCCACGGGATCACGAAGGCGGTAATAATAGCCGCGATAAGAGCGATCACGGCGTTTGCAATGCTGGTAAGATCAATAGTCATTGTTTGTATCCTCGCTTTCTGTTATGTCGATTTTTTCTTTTTTCTTGATCCTGCCGACGATTACTTCGGCAAGACGCTTCATCATCATTGCGCCGCATTCGATCACGACGGCGCGGAAATACCATTCGATCAGAACGGTTTGTTCCTGCCGCGTGATAAGGAATGAAACGTACTGTGCGACGATGAAAGCCGCCGTTGTAATTGCGATCACAATAACGGCTTTCGTTGCGAAGCGTTCGTCAGCCTTGAAGAAGCGGCGCTTCGCCACCCGCTTCCCGCTCGAAGGTTTGTTTTTCATTGCGTCCCCTTTCATAGCGCAATTAACGCACGGCGCGCGTTGTGTAACGCATACCGTGCGTTGTGCGTGTGTTAAACAAGCGTTAGATCATCGACGTTCACCGCCGCGACAACCGTTCCGCCGTAGGTAATCACGGCGCGCTTTCCGGAAAGCTCTTTGACGATGTGATCGCGGGAATAGACGAAGGAAGCAAGGCTTCCGCCGGAATAGGTTTTCGCGCCCGCTTTCACGCGCACTTTGCTTCCCGTTGTGATCTTCCGCGCCGATGTCCCGCCGGACGTGCCGGAATAGGTAATGAAAGCGTCGTCGTGTCCCGCCTTCTTCAACTTCTCCAGCATAGCTTCCGCGTTCTTCTTGACGCTGAACGCGCCCACTTGCACCTTGTAATACTTGCCGATCTGCACGATATAGGTATCGAAGCCTTCCTTTTTCAGCTTCGCCGCGAACGCCGTTGCATTGTCCTTCTTCTCAAACGCTCCAAGCTGTACGCGGTAAAGGTTCTTCGCGTCGCCCTGTGGCTTCTGCTCCGGCTTCTGATCCTCTGCCGGAACGCCCAGCCGCCTGTTTACCTCCGCCGCGATCTCGCCGTGTCGGTTATACAGATAATCGCCAGGGCAAGCCTTGTTCGCGTAATCCCTGTGAACGGTCATATTGCACCCGTTCTTGTGGTTTACGCGGTCGTCCTTGCTTGTACTCCATACCAGCTTTTTGATCCCGTTCCGGCGGCAAATATCTTCGACAAGATCAAGAAGCGCCGCGTATGCTTTATCATTCACGGCGTATGGGTGCTTTGTGTCGCTTGCAACCTCGATCGTGATTGCGCGGTTATCGTTCGCCGCCGAAGAACTGCACCACGAACGATCGGCTTCATCGACGTAAAGCCCGATCCGCCCGTCGTAGCCGATCCCGTAGTTTGAACTTGCCTGTCGCGAAGTCGGCTTGAAGATTTCGCCGATCCTCTCGGCGGAACATTGCCCGACGACGCAATGAATTGTGATCGTGTCGATCTTGTGATTTCGTGGGCTGTTCTTGTTCGGTGAAATCAGCGTACACGAAATAAGTTTGCTATTGCTCATTGCTGAACCCTCCTTTGCAATGAAGAAGCGGCGGGGAAGCCCCC